AAAAATATGGGATAAAAGAAATAAGTTAAATATGAGTAGTTATTATCAAAAAATCAACACTCTCTACAAAAGAGATATGACAAAACCTAAGAAACCGATAATTCTTGGGGAATATTCGGAGCCTGAGTTTGAAGTTCTTAAAGATCTCAAATGGGAAGCTACTGAAAAGATTGATGGAACTAATATGTCTTGTTGTTTTCATCCAGGTTTCAGAATGATTGAAATTCGTGGGAAAACTGAAAACGCAAGCATTCCCACTCACTTACATAAGCGAATGGAGGAATTGTTTCAGTTTGATCTCTTATATAAAGCTTTCGGAGTACAAACAGAAACAGGAGAAACTGTTTATCCTGAAAAAGTAGAAATCTTTGGAGAAGGGTATGGTTTAAAGATTCAGAAAGGTGGAAACTATATTAAAGATCATTGTGATTTCATTTTATTTGATGTAAGAATTCTTACATCTACAGGTGAATCCCTTTGGTTAACTCGAGAAGCATGTGAAGATATTGCTAAAAAGCTTAATCTTAAAATTGTTCCTTTAGTAGGTTATATGACTATTAAAGAAGCTGAGGATTTTGTAAAAGCAGGTTTCAAGTCTTTAATTGCAGAAAATAAAGACTATATTGCTGAGGGTCTTGTACTTAAAGCACCTTGTGGTCTATTAAATCGCAGAGGTAAGAGAATTATTACAAAGATTAAGTATTGCGATTATAAAGATCTTTAATATGAGAGCCCTCAACATTTTAGTACTATTAGCAATTGTATTGCTACTCTTTCTTTTAATAATTGTTTTAATAGGATATATAATGTTTAAAGCGTCTATTTGGTTAGGTGTTGGATATATTATGATTCTTATTGCAATTATTATATATCTTTTATACAAACAAATAGAAAAATACTAAACATATGACTGAAAAGAATAAAGTCTTTTTTGCAGCAGATGGTATTACTGCTACTTCTGCAAATCATCTCTGCAACATAGGTAAAGAATATGTTGCATCTGCTCACAGTCGTCTTGATAACATTCGATTTATCACTACAACTGTAGAAACATTAAGTGCAGACAACCGCATTACTCTCTCGCAAGGATTAAATTCTGCAGAAGTACTTTCTTTAAAGGAAGAGATCAGAAAGATTGCCGAGATTAATGCATTTATTGCATATATGCGAGAGGCAATTAAGGCAAAAGAAGCTGAACATCGTACTGTAAAAGAGCTTTCTTTTAAGGATTGGTGCGAGCAGGAAAGTATTACTCTTCCTGAATATCCTGCTAATCCTAAGTATCCTTCTTTTGAAGATATCTTAGGAGAGTTAGATATCAAAGAGCGTAATCGTTATTACACTCTTGGTGCAGAAGCTGCTATTATTGGTAAGCAGATTCATCCTCGTGGTGCTATTCATGAAGCACGTGA